AAACATTCCCACCGTCAAACCAGACTTTTTCGATTCTTTCCATAACACGATTCTATAATATTGCGGCAACCCTGCGGATCCGCTTGATGCGTTCCAGCAATTTACTGTCTTTTCTGGCTGTTTGCATATTATAGCGGGTTTGTAGATTCACCCAAAAAATAGCGTCAATACCCAATGCTGCCTCCAACATAATTGCGAAATCGGTAGAAATCGAGCGCTTCCTATTCACTATTTCGTTCAATGCCGTGTACTGAATACCTATTATCTCTGCGAATTTTCGCTGTGAAATTCCGCGGCTCTCCAATTCCTCTTTAAGAATCTCCCCCGGATGGGTCGGCTCAAATGGAATAAGTTCATCCTCTCTATAAATCTTGCGTGTCGTTTCCATGATTTCAACGGTAATGGTTACTAATATCCAATATATGACATAAAGTAATAATTTTCTCTCCCTGTCGCTCCCATACCTTAAATTCGAGGCGGTACTTGTCATTGATGCGAACGGATGAAATACCAGCTTTGTCACCAACCAATACCTCGTAATTCAAAGCATGAATCTGATATAGTGTTTCTATATTCGGAGCGGACGCCAGTCGGTCTATGCATCGTTTATAAGCCTTAATGATTTCCGGCTGCAAGCGGTGCTTTTTATCCTTGCTCTTTCCCTTAAAGTATAAATCCTCCAAGTACTCCTTCTCGAAAACTATATCCATTATTCAATGATTTCACAAAGCAAATATAATGCTTATTTCGATATTCACAAAAAATGTGAACGAAAAATATTTTTCAATACTCTTGCATAATGTGCCGAACATAACGACCTTTGAAGTGTCTGTGAGGATGCAGACCACATCAGCGACGAAGATACATGATTATATTCGATCGACAAGGCTATCAGTTATACGAGGCTCCTATCACAAGCGAAGCTATCGTGAAATACGAGCTCATGGGCGATTACTACGTCCAACTGTCTTTCGAGACCGCAGAGCAAGTAGATTTCAAAACGGGTAGCTACATACTCTACGACGGGCGAAAATTCGAGATCATATCCCAGAAAGCCCGTCCCGAATACAACGCCACGACAGGCGGATACAAATACACGCCTAAATTCGAAGCACGGCAAAACCACATGAAGCGCCGCAAGGTCTTCTGGTTGAAAGGAGCCAATGCCGAAGCGACGTTCAGCGACACGACCGACCTCGCATCCTTCGGTAATCTCATCGCCGACAACATGAACGCCTTTCTGGGCACGACAGACTGGAAAGTGGCTGCCGTACCTGACGATCTGGCAAAGCAAGTGAAACTCGTCTCTTTCGATGCAGATTATTGCTGGGATGCGATCAACACGATTGCCGAAACATTCGACGTGGAGTGGTGGACGGTCGAAAACGGCGATGAAATATGGATTTATTTCGGCAAGCTGGAATTCGGAACACCCGAACGGTTCGAACTCGGCGATGTAGTAAGTTCTATTCCCGAGCAGAAAGGAGACAACTCGAACTATGGCACTCGTTTCTACGTCTTCGGCTCCACTCGCAACCTTACGAGCGACTACGCCTCCTCCGAGCAAGGCGGAGTGACCAACCACATATCGGAGACACGCCTACACCTGCCGAACGGCCAGCAATACATCGACGCATGGACGCCGCTCGACCCCAACGATATCGTGGAGCAAGTTGCCTTTTTCGAAGACATCTATCCCAAGAATACGGAAACCGTTACGAGCATAGAACGTGTCGAGCGTTCGATGGACGACGGGACGAAATTCGATGCCTACGTCATGGTGTGTGCAGATACTCCATTTACACCAGACGACCTGATCGCGGGAGAAACGATAGGAGCGCATTTTACCAGCGGCAGCCTCAATGGCTGGGATTTCGAACTGAGCATCAACGAAAGCCATTTCGACAAGAAATTCGAGATCATTGCGCAGACGCAGGATTCGGGAGAGGAACGACCGATCATAATTCCCAACGAAAGCCTTCACCCCGAACCCGGCGACACGTTTGTTCTGACCGGCGTTAACCTGCCCGAAGAGCGTATACGGGAAGCCGAACAGGAGCTATTGGAAGCCGGCAAATCGTGGGCAGCGAAAAACAGCAGCGACACCGACGTATACCCGTGCCCCACAAATCCAGTATATTGTCAAGAGAACGACAAGAACTACGACGTCGGGCAGAAAGTGTTACTTGTCGGCCCTCGATTCGGCGAGCAGGGGCGGTTGTCTCGCATTCAGGGATATGAAAAGAAACTCTACAACGAATATATCGCCACATACACCGTCGGTGACAATACGGCATATTCCCGATTCGGAAAGATCGAAAAGAACATCAACGCCGCAGCCTATGCCGAACGAATCGGTGTAGTGTCAGGGGTCGGCATCTACCTCATACGATCGAAATACGATCTTACATACCCCACAGACTACAACACCTACTCCGCCTTAGCGATCGAGACGTTGTTTCTGAACAAGCGCAAAGGGGGTGTAGTACAAGGCAACACGTTATTCTCGGAAGATGTAGCTGTCGGCGGCGACATCGTATCGCGAGATTTCAGACAAGGGGATTTCTCCGGTGCCGGGTATGCAATGTATAAAGATGCAGCAGGCAATTCCGTCGTGGAAGCCGATCGGCTCATCGTGCGCAAGGATGCTGTTTTCAATGAACTCGTCATCCGGCAAACGGATTTCGTCTCCGGAGAAACGGTGTTTTCCTGCGGGGGATTCGAATGCACATCGGTAGAAGAGACGGCAACGGCATATCGATGCTACTACAACAATCACGACGGCGCTAAGTACAGCGGCCTTAAAGTCGGCGACCAAGTTCGTTGCCAACGATACGCCGCCGAAGGCAATACGGTTATAAAGTACTATTGGCGTCTGGTTACGGCCGTTACGGAGAACTACGTCGATCTCTCGAAAACGGACGTTGACGGCAACGGAATCCCCGATGTGGGAGACAATATCGTACAGTTCGGTAATAGAACTGACGTTGCACGGCAATCGGCAGTAGTCATAGATGCCACAAATGGGGGTTCTATCGTCATACTCGCACATATCGACAATTATACCCTCTCGGAGAAAAACTATGTCGGGCAGGGTGTCAACCCTTTTACCGGCGAAGCCTACATGTATGTTTACGGCGACATGTTCTTCGGAGACCGCGATCTCTCCGATCCTGACTCGACATACATCACGTATCAACGAAGGGAAGGCGCAACAAGGCGACGCATGGAGATCAAAGCCGACATCGTTATAGGCAAGAACAGCTCCGGACTACATAATCTCTCAGAATGGACTACGGCACAGCAACAGATCGACAAAGCCCAGCAAGCAGCAAGCGATGCGAATGATGCGATTGCCGCAATGAACGACGACACGGTATTCAACATCGTCGAGAAGCAGCAGATGCGCATCCAGTGGGAGACGATCAACGGTGCGGCGAGCGTCGTCGAGATGGGCGGGAGCGGTTCGTATTACCATGCGTTGCAGATCGCCGCCGCAGCGGAGGGCTTGTCCGTCTTCGCCACGGCCGACGGCGAAATCTTCCTCGTGCGTACCGCGCCGCAGTCGGAGCAGTACGCGCAGATCATGCTGCGCAGCGGCGAGGCTTCCGCATCGTCGCTGACGACGTCCTACCTCGCTCTGCGCGACTATCTGGCCGCCATGCGGCTCTACGACGACGAAGTGACCGAAGGCTTCGATCCGCGCCGGCTGGCCGAGCTGTTCACGGCCTACTACGATGCGCTGGACGCGGTGTACAAGGGGCTCAGCGACAAGGCCCAGCAGACGGCCGACGAAGCGGCGAAGGAGGCCGCAGCGGCGAAAAAGCGGCTCGACGAGTGGGCCGCAGACGACGTGATCTCGCCC